AAGGCGTTTTCAGTCGTGATCACACAGGAAAAAATAAGGAGTTTATTGGAGTTAGGAATCTCACAGTACATAGAATTCCCAAGCATGGGTGATGAAATAACAGAAGTCATCCAAGTGGAAGGAATGCTATGTGATAACATACGTATTGCAGGATACGTACCACCAGAAAGCAAAATAAACCCAGCAGTGGTTTCACAGATCATTGAGAGCCCGATAGCTCATGCATTTGAAAAGAAGAAATTTCTACCCGTGTTAAGTTGTAGGGATGAGAGATATAGTGGAAAAGACATATTGATCAAGCAACTAGAAGGATATGGAGGTGAAAGGTTAGAAATTGAAGAAGGATTAATGCAAGAGTTAGCGGACGATGTTTTGAAGGAATTGAACATGCGTACACCAAAGAATGAGAATAAGAAAATACTAAGCGATGAGGAGATGTTGAATGGATTTGGTAACTTGCCTCGTGTTAATCCAAACACGAGTGTAGGTTATCCATATACAACACCGAAATATCGTAAGGTAACTGGAAATAAAATGGCAAAAGGAAAACACTCTATTATGGAGTTGGAGGATGATTTGTGGAAATTGAAAGATGAAACATTCAAACACCGACTCTCGGAACGAGAAAGATTGGCAAAGGAACGGAAAAGGACCTTTAGTGTCTGGACCGGTACGTTGAAAGACGAAACCGTTTCGGAAGCTAAAGTGGTCGCAGGTGAGACAAGGTTGTTTATGAATCCTCCCGCGGATTTTACATTGTTATTGAGAAAGTATACAGGCGCGTTTTCTAGTTTTTGTTTTTTACAGAATTTAAACATAGGATGCGCGGCTGGATTCAATCCCGAAAGCGGTGAATGGACTACCTTAGCTTACTTGTTGACCAAGATTAATGAAATAGTAGGGGCGTTGGATTATAAAAGATTTGACTCCACTATACTGGCTATGATTTTGAACAAGGTTTGCTGGATTATAAATAAATGGTATGACGATGCACAAGAACATCAAAACGTTAGAGAGGTGTTGTTCCATGAACTTGTGTACACAATTATTCTTATAATGGGAGTATTGTATATCAAGTACAAGGGTAACCCTTCTGGCGGTGCGTTGACCATGATAATTAATAATCTGGCATCAAAACTTTTACTTCGATTTTACTGGGTTACGTGTGCGCCTCCAGCGTATGCGGACGTAGCTTTTTTCAGGACTCA